TAAGTACAGAATTTGAATCTGAGTCTCCTCCACCATTTGATCCACTGGTAGATTCACTTCCTCCTCCATTTGTCCTCCTAGAATAAGATTCTTCAATTGCATCAAGTGGATCTACTATACAAACCACCCAATCTTTATCCACAATAATATCAGTGTCTTTAGACAAAGACATCCATTTGTAAAAGATCACCTCATGTTTTGGACTCTCTTCAGATTCCATCAAGACTTTTGAGGTATTGATCTTTATACAGTGTGGATCTTTAAACAGATAAGAAACCAACTGATCTTCAGAATTTCTGAATTCTTTGATGTCTGCGATTACTTCTTCACCAGACTTCAAAAGTGCAAGTTGTATGCTCATAGTGATTTGATACCTCTTAGTATTCTACCATTAAAAATGGGAGGCGTCAACTGGATTTTGCCAGTTACCTCCCGTGGCATTGCGCCGACGATATTCAGTTTTATTTATCAGGAAGTATCAGGGAAGAACGGCGGCGATCGTTCCCCCAAAGAAAAGAGTCATTACTGTGCCCAAGGCAAAGGTGGCGGTGGTAAAGTTCATCGTCTCCTCCATAGGTCTAAATTATATAGCAATTATGTATCATAGTGATACAAAAGTCTGTAACCACCGCTACCGATCATAAAGAAAATGTTAGGAATTACAGATAATCCTTGCGAGCATGATGCTCTGGGACTATTTTTCCGAGGACGATTCTGAGGAGTCCGTCTTCAAAGGTGACTTCTCGTACTTCTGTGTCGTCGGATAGAGTCCACGCTCTCCGAAAACTTCTCTGAGCCAATCCCTTGTGGATAAACGTCCTGTCCGACTCTGTATCCTCCTTTTGTCCTTCGACAAGAAGTTTTCCATACTCCGTGAAAACATTTACTTCTTCCCTCTTAAACCCTGCTAATGCAATTTCTAAGTGTGATTCAACATTATTTACCTGAACAAGATTGTAAGGTGGGTAATTTGTTGTAGTTTCATGAAGATTAAACAGACGATCAAAGTATTCGTCCATTCCAATACTATTCTTATTAATCCTCTCCATTAAGGCAGGAAGATCCGCTGCGGTATAACGCATGAGGTTAGTCATTATTGTAGCTCCTTTAAAAGCGAGTTTGTGTTGTGTGGACCCTTTCGGCATCCAATACTATTTAACCACAAAACGAAAAAGAGAGGAACGGTAATAACCGAACCTCTCTGTAGGGTGTTCCGACTTTTGTAGAGACCGCACGAAAGGTCTCATTGTTATTTATTGGGTTTCCTCTACCTTTTTCTTCTTACCAATATTATACTTGGTCTCAAGAACCCACTCATTCTTCTCTTTATAAGAAAGAACTTTGATCTGGTTCAGAGGAGCAATATCGGTAACCTTTTCTGGTTCAATTACCGTGACGAGACCCCAATCGCAAAGAAGTTGAATAATTCTGTTACGACGCTGAACATCATTCACGGTCAGATTTGCGTGCTTACCATCAAGGGCAAACAGTTCTTTGAAATGAACAATGTAGTATCTACCTTGCTTATGAAGAATATGGCAAGATTGATAGATCTTTTTCTCTTTGCGTGATGCAACTCCAATACGAGTCAGAGTTTCACGAACTTTAAGGAAGTCATCTGGTTCGTTCAGAGTGACCTCAATCATTTGATCCGCAGACCACTTAACTTCAGGTTCTGTAATCATTTTTTTCCTCCAGTCTCAAATTTTGATTTAATGAATGACAATTGTTCTTTGGTAAGAATACTCAGAGCCTGTTTTGCTTTTTCGTTACTATAACCATAATAACGTTTTACATAATCTAAATCTCTGATCTCATCTTTTCGGAGCCAGGGAGAGAATCTCTTCCTTTTTCTCACACTATTTATATAAAACTGATACTGGAGGTTTGGATCAAGATGAGAATTCATATTCATCTCATTTGCAAACAGAACTGTGTCCAGTTGACCAGACATGCACCTGTTCACAATATATGCAGGATATTTTGCTGAAGGATCTTCTTCTAGAAGATTTTTCTTTGTTTGGTTAATTGAGTTCAACCAATCTTTCAATTCGTATGTCATCGTATAATCTGAATGTTGTCGTCTTCTGTCCAGAGTTCAACCTTATTACGGAACCGACCCTCTGCCTTTAGTTTTTCATATCGCTTGGTTGCTTTCTTCTTCCACCAAGAGATGATGTTCTCCAGATAGAACTTATCCCAGTTAGAACCACGAAGTAGTTCTTCTTGCTCACCAAGAATCACCTCACGGACATTTGAGTATCCATAGTCAGAGATATAGAACCTCTTCTTCTGAGTGAGATTAAATGCGGTAGAGATTACACTGTTAAACTCATTCAACTTATCTTGATCCTGGAGAGAGTTCTTGATGATAGAGATCATCTTAGTCTGACGCTTCATCTTCTTTGATGATGCTTTGTTGTCAGTCAGAGGTGTATTGTTATTCAGTCTCGTGAACTCATTGTGGAGTTTATGAAACTGCTTATCATGCAAGAGTGGCAGGAACTTACTTTCGGTCAGACCTTTATATCGCATGAATGGTTTGAGTCCATCATACTGTGAAGCATCAGTAGAAGACCCATAGAGAGAGGTTGTCTCAAACAGGGCAATGTCCTTCTCAAACACTTCATTCAATGTCTCACGGGCATAGTGTGAGCAGCAGAGAAGTGCAAGAAGTTTACCACCAAGGTAGTTGTACCCAAAGGGTTGAGATGGAACAATCACAAATCCCATCGCAGCATGACGATTAAAGATAGAAAGATTTGGTGCCTTACCCAACCAAATGTTCCTTGGTTTAGAGTTGATTGTTGGAGATCCAAACCGAATGAATCCAATGACTTTCTTGGTATTCTTTTCAAACACCATCCAGCGTAATTCCCTACCAGGAATGTTGGATTCATTATTGTGAGAAGAAACTGCCTTCAACAAGTTGCCATAATGCTCATGAGGAACCGCATTCTGAAAACGGTTACCCACAAACTTAATGTCAAACTCCATATCTTGAGGATGAATATCTTCATTAAAGAACTCATCTTCAAGTGACACCAAAGAAGGAGAAGAGTCAATTACCTCTTTCTTCACAAACCTAAGGTAGTCTTCAATATTAGTAAAGTGGGAAAAGTAGTTTATAAACTCATCTGCTGCCCACTTAGCAACTTCTTCGGATACAATCATTTAAAGTTACACTCAACCATGATTTCAGTCATCGCCGCCAGAAGATTGATTTCTTGGTCGGCAACAAATGCTGACTGATACTGATACTTAGCAACAATGAGAACAGCAGCAGCAATGGAAGGACCGTCCAGAACTTCGTAAAGAGCATCATAAGCACGACGCAGAAGTACATTAGGATCATTGTCCAGATTAGAAACGATCCACTTACGAACTTCAGGAAAGTTCTTTTCCTTAAGGTTTTTAACGAGATCATTTACAGCAACATCAGAGAACGATGCAAGGATACCAGAATCAATCTTTCCGCTGACGGAATAGCGTTGACACTCATTCAAAACACGACGCCAATCGGGGAAGTGCTTGTTGATGAGTTCTACCAGGACCTTGTTATCATATTCAACACCTTCTGTATCCAAGATTTGTTGGATGCGTTGGAAGAAACTCTGTGCAATCTTTGCTCGTTCCTTTCCCTTGACTCCAAACTCAACGACTGCACATCGGGAGTGAAGGGGTTCAAGAATCTTGTTTTTGTAGTTGCAGGTGAAGATGAATCGGCAGTTGCCAGCAAACTCCTCAATAAACGCCCGTAGGCAGAGTTGTACATCATTGGACGTGTTATCTGCCTCGTCAATGATGATGACTTTGTGTTTAGCAGTTGAGGCAAGCGAGACGGTCGAAGCGAAGTTCTTCGCATTGTTTCGGACAGTATCAAGGAATCTACCTTCGTCGGATCCATTGATGACATAATAGTCTACTCCAAGTTCATTGCAGAGTGCTTTTGCAACAGTGGTCTTACCGATACCAGGAGGGCCAGCAAGAAGCATGTTGGGAATTTCTCCCTTATTTAGAAAGTCCCGAAACATAGTCTTTGTAGTTTCAGGAAGAATGCACTCTTCAATGGTCTTCGGGCGATACTTCTCAACCCAAATAAAATCACTCATTATCAAATCCAATCAGGTTTACGTTGGGGCATACGAATATAATTATCCTTCACCCAAGGTTTGGATGCGATATACATCTTGTATGCGTCAAAGGTGGAAATACTAGTATCAAACTTGTATTCCTCAGGCATTGCTCGTGCGAAAGGAGTCACGTTAGTAAGTTTTCCCTTGGGAAAAAGATAATAAGCGTGAGTAAGAGTTCCTTCACATGAGTGCGTTCTATTATAGCGTAAAGTGTACTCCTGACACAAGTTCAGTCCCCACTTAATTAACCAGTAGGCATTGTCCACCGTTTCCGCCGCCCATTTAGTGCATGGGTGGTTTCGGAATGCCCCCTTTTCTGTCTTGTAGGCAGTGCCGTCTTGTTTGGGAAGAATGCCATAATCGTGATACCAAGGAGAAGCAATAATACTAAGCATTTGGCAGCACTCAAGCGGCATCTTGACAATATGTTTGTCAGGAAGACAAATCGCACTTTCAGCAGGGAACGGATCGGTGACAAAGATGTTCATATCAAAGAAGTTGCTTCAGATAGTCTAGACCCCAGTCTAATGCTTGGGATGGAATATCGTCAATATTTTCTTTCAAAACTTTATTAGCAGTTACAAGTCTGTCCCATCCAAGAACGCGGACAGTTGCTGTGGACATTCTATAAAATTCAGCAAGGTCGGCATCATTCCCATTTTTAAAACCACTAACATAAAGATTCCTTGCCTCTCTCAAAATTTCTTGAGTTTCTGGTTCAAATGAAATGGTTTCATTTTTGAGAGGAATTTGAAGTGTCTTCATAGAAGACATGCTGAATTTCATTGCTCTGCGTGTTTCATATAGGGAGTACGCAAAGATTTGTTTACCCCTAAATGCATGTTGCATAACACCATTAGCACATTCCATCACACGAAGGATAGCAACCTTGTCCTTTTCAGTATCAGACAGGTTGTTGAAAATAGCGTTCCAGTCTTTCATTCTAGAGGTCTGATAAATTCGTTGCAAACCATATCAGTTGCACGCATTGCTGCGTAAAGGTATTCTACTCCTTTTTGTGGGTCTGTGTGACTGCCACAAGTAAAAACGTCACATACTGCCATGCCAGTTTCAGGCCAAGTGTGCATTGAAATGTGAGACTCAGCAAGAAGTGCGACAGCAGTCACGCCTTGTGGTTGGAACTTGTGTGAGGTCATACCCAGAAGGGTAGACCCACACTTTCTGCTTGCCTCAGCAAGAGCATTAGTCACCAATTCCTCATCATCAAGAATATGAGAAGGACAACCCTTAAGTGTAAAGAGAATGTGTTTCATCAACCAAAGGTGGAATCGGGTTCCAGAGCGATATAGTAAGTAAGGTTGTAGTTCTTGCTAACAAAGCGAGAAAGAAGTTTCTCGGAGATCACAACTTCATAAGTCCCAGGGAGAATCTTGATATTCTCAACCTTGAAGTTGAAGCAGAACTCAGCATCGGTCTCACCAACAGTAATGGAGTACTCATTGGATGTATCGTTCTTCTTGTCACGAACAACCAACTTAACCACACCTGCTTCACCAACAGCGCACAGATCAGGAAGTTGATAAACGGCAGATGCTTTCAGCAGAGATGCAAGTTGATTGCTATCAAGATTAAAGCAAACATCTTGAGTAGGAAGAGAAATAGATTTCTCAGGAGGACTCACGATAACACTGGGATCAGCAAAGAAGTATTTCGTCTTGCGATCTTTTCCTTCACGAATCATCAGATTGGAATCATTGGAAAATTCAATCTGAGGACTATCATAAAGCGAAATACCATTCAGGAACTGAACCAGATCATAGATAGCGAAGTCACGAGGAAACTCTTCTTCAACTTCCACTTCTGCGAGAATGTTCTTCATCACAGACATGGTACGAATCGTGTTGCCCTTCTTGAAAAGAATTGATTGATTGATAGAAGCAAAGTTCTTCAGAAGGTTGAGAGTTTTTTCAGAAAATTTCATTGGTGTCCTTATTTTCATCGGTTGGGGTAATCTTCACGCTGAGCGTTCTTGTCGTTGAAGTTCATCAAAAGAACAGCATAATGCAGAATCTTCATAATGTCACGACGTGCAGTACCTTTCTTATCATAACGAGAGGCATACTTGAGAATGTTGCTGCGACAGAATGCTTCTCCGTCGCCACATGCTTCAATCAGATCAAGAGTCTGAATTTTATCATCACCAGCAGAGTAATGCTGATTGTAAGTACCACGGATATACTCAAGAAGTTCTTTTACGATTTCTTCTTCGTTGTACTTCCAGGGAGTTGCTGGAGAATTAGGAATCATATCAGTAGTCATTGTAAAAGTGTTTTCATCCATTTTTAGTTCATCATAAAGTAGAGACCAGGAATTAACCATAGCAGAAAAGGAAATCGTTTACAAGTGATTCTGCTTTTTCTTTTCCAAACTTACTGGAAAGATAACCACTTACAGGATCCAGGCGTTTCATGTATTTGTCAAAATCCCCATAAGTAGAGTCAGTATCAAACCCACTAGGTTTCTCTGATTCTAACATATCTTTGTATGCTTGTAAATAGGCAGAGAAGTCATCAAGGTAATCATTAACTTGATCCATCGTGCATTTACGAACAAAGACATTCTCAGAGAAATGATTGCCAGGTTCAAAGAATCTAAATGTTCCCTCTGCCTTTGGTAGATCTGGATGAGAGAACAAATAGTTTTCTACTGGATGCTGAAAGTCAAATACAATAATGACTTTCTTATCAAAGAAACCCATCAAATCCATACCAAAACAAGGAAGATTTTGTCCAGTGTTGGGATAGATAATGTTGTTGTAGATACAGGACTTATTGTCCCAAATCTCAACCTCCCTAGACTTGTAGATATACTCGGAATGGTATAGTTTGGCAGAAAGGAAAGAGTTGTTTTCTTCCCAGTCTGCCCAAGTGTAAGAGTATTCTAGGTCAGGAAAGGTTTCAAAAAGGAGCGTCTTGTACTCCTTCCACAGGGAGTTGGAAGTCGGCGTCAACTTTGTCATACAGTTCAAGGAAAGATTGTTTGGTTTCATCATCAAATCGGTTCACACAGACTTGAATTGCTTTTGCCTTGTCACCAAAGATGTTGTATGCCTTGACGATGTGAACCAGACGGCGGGTGCTGATGATTTCCTCAATGCCACCATCATAGAAGGTCTTACGGATGATATCTGCCCAGTCGGCAAGTCGCTTGCAGAAGTTTTCATCGGCGCACAGTTTGCTCAGAATCTTAACCTCTGTAGAAACAGTAGGATAATCTTGCTCAAAAGTCACAGGGAAACGCTCTAGGAAAGCTTCATTGAGCACGTTAGTCCCAATAAATCGGCCGTCATCGGACCCTTTACCCTTTGTATTCGCGGTTGCAAAGATCTGGAAACCCTCGGCGGGCGTAATGAACTTGCCAATCTTCTTGAGGAAAACGCCTTTGCCTTCAAGGGCGGATTGGAGACAGAGGATTTTGTTCGAAGCAAGGTCGATTTCGTCAAGTAGCAGAACGGCACCCCTGGCCATGGCTTCCACAACGGGACCATTGTGCCAGACTGTGGCACCATCAACCAGGCGGAAGCCACCAATGAGATCATCTTCATCAGTTTCAATCGTAATGTTTACACGGATCAGTTCACGACCCAGTTGAGCACATGCTTGCTCTACACTGAACGTTTTACCATTACCCGAAAGACCCGTAATGAACGTAGGATAGAAAAGACGGGACTGAATAATTTTTTTAATATCACCAAAGTTACCAAACTTGACGAAGGAATCATCTTTATCAGGGATAAGGTTTTGCTGTTCCTGAACGGGAACAATTGCAGCAGGTGCCTGATAGTTTTGCTCCATTTGTTCCCGAACGGTAAGGTTCCACTTACCACGACCAACTTTGTAATCATTGAGTTTGTTAGTGATGGTCTGGTAGTTAGAACCATTCATAGCACACCAGGCACGAATGTCGGCGGCAGTCACAGACTCTCCATACACTGCTTGGAGAGAAGTGCGGATGTAGTCAGCGGAGATGGTCATTGAATGGTTTGTTTCAACTGAAGTTATTATACATCAAAAAGGGGGTCTCTAGGACCCCCAGTGGACAGTTTTTAAACTGGTTCACTCATCAATTTCTTTGAGTTCTTCAATCAATCTCTTCTTGCTACGGCGTCTGTCAAGTTCAACACCATGCTCTCTACCATATGCTTCCAGTTCCTCTTTGTTCATTTCTTCAAATGAAACTGGTTTTGCAACATCTGCTGCTGGTTCAGAGGGAACGGCAACAGGTTCAGGTGCTGCAGGAGCAGCAGGTGCTGGGGCTGCTTTAGCACCCAAAAATTCTCCGAATCTAGACATTGTTACTATTAATTACCTTTAGATATTTATTAAGCAACAAGTTCAACGAACTCACCAAGAATCTTCTTATTCATTTTCTTGGACTTAAGACTCTTAGCAAAAGCAGACTTAATCTGAGTCTTAGTGGCATCTTCCTTTACTTCAAACTCAGCATCCTGAGCAAGGGCATTTGCGGAAAGACCAAAGTATACGGTGTATCCAGACTTCTTAATGCTAAATGCCTTTTCCTTTCTCCAAGAACCCATGGTCTTTTCATATTCTGGACCAAAGGAACCAGAATAACGGCGAATAAAAGAACCAGCATCACGAGATTCAAGCACTCGGATACCAATGAAGTTGATATCCTTGAAGTTATCACGAAGATTGCGGAGAAGAACATCAGTGAACTCATACCACTCACAATCAAGAGAGTAAGTCATACCAGTCTTACGATCCCGCAAGAAAGAATTAGGACCAATATAAGCAGTGCCAAGGAAAGGTTCTTCTTCCCAACGACGTTGAACTTCACGATGATACTTAAGCATTGCTGCTTCACCATCGGTCAGAACAACACACTGAACCTTCTGGAGTTTGTTTTCCTTCTGGAACTTGGGAAGAATTTGATGTAGAGCAATCAGAGTTTCGTTGAGAGGAGTTCCAGACAAATTCAAACCAACAGGAATATTGTAATGAACAAAGCAATTATACCGAAAGGCAGAAGCAAGACGGAAGATATTCTTCATTTGATCTTCCAAAGTCTTACTATTAGTCTTACTGGTCAACATGTTCATCAAAGAGAACCATTCACCAGCATGAATGAGACCATCACGTTTTTTGTATGAGAGTTCACGAAGATTTGCCTTGCCATCTTCATCATATTTCACCAAAGGATAGTCATTCGTAAATGCATAGACCTCAAAGGGAATAGCAACCTTTTTACAGAACCACACAAGATTGAAGAGTTGCTTGACAGTATCCAGCATCACATCACCCATAGATCCAGACCAATCAAGAATGAACACTAGTCCATGATTCTTACCATCGGCAAGGGTAGTGACTTTCTTGAAGAGATCTTCATTGTACTTATAAGTATGAAGTCTGGTGCAGTCAAGAACACCAGTGCGAGAAGTAGCAGCACGAGCATAAGAATCTGCTGCCTTCTTACACTCAAACTCTTTCACCAGATAGTTGACTTCCTTCTGTGCTGAACGCTTGAACTCTACGAACTTCCTGTCAACTTCACCAAAAATTTGATCAAAGGTTACTTCACGGTCATCACACCAAGAAGTCCAGTAGTTTTTACATGTATCATGAACTTCAGAATTATCTACGATGACTTTGTTTAGGTCAAGTTTGGGGATCTCAAGATAAACGTTTTCAATGCCATTGTTGTTGACCAGTTCCTTAAGTGCCTCTTCAAGAGACTCCATCGTTTTTACTTCTGGTTCCTGATTATTTTGACTACCTTGAGTGGAAGATTGATCATCTTGCTGGGCAGTGCCACCATAGGATTCAGTTTCGCCAGGTTCTTCCTCTGCATCATTTTCTCCTTCTTGCTGATCAGAGAAATCGGAAGCAGGTTGGTTTGATCCCTGACTCTGAGATTCCAAATCATCCATAGGAGTTTTGGTCTCTTCTTGCTGCTTTGCCTTACAGAACTTATACAATTCTTCTGCCGCAATCAGGACATCAGCAAAGGTTTCAGTCTCTCCAACCATAGAGACTATTTCTTTTTCATTCTCATCAAATGGAATATCAACAAAGTTACCAACCTTATAGTACAGGTTGATTTTATCTGCAAGATTAAAAGTGCTCACATCTTCATCAGCAATCTGGAAGAAATCTTCCTCAGCAAGTTCTTCATAACCACGATAGAAAGTCTTCGCAAGGCCAGCATACCGACGCTTCATCAGTTTCTCAATGCGAGCATCCTCAACCACATTGACAAACTGAGGGGGAATCTTGTGAGTCTCCAACCAGTCTTCATCAGGAGTGTAGAGAGCATGTCCAACCTCATGACCCACCAGAAGGTCATACACCACACCGCTCGCTTTCTCCCACATGGGCAGAGTCAGGACACGAGTATGAACGTTGAAGCAAGCGGTCTCCACTTTCTTGTGCTCCACCACAAGGTCCTCAGTGGCAAGCAGTTTGGCGAGTTGAGACTTGATTTCGTGGAAGACGGTCATTGCTCTGTTGCGTATGAACCTATTATACAAAAAAAGGAGGTCCGAAGACCCCCTAGTGTGCCAGTTTGAAAAGTGGTTTCACTTCTCCCCTTCTCTCTTACCAAAGGTCTTATGAACCATCTTATCTAATTTATCGTGAAATTCCGTTTCCTTTTCTTTGCTTGCACCTTCTTCTTCATCCTCTTCTTCTTTCTTCAACTCATCAGGAGCATACTTCATTGTCTTGCCATCTTCACGCTTGACAGTATAGTACTTTCCTTTCTGCTCAGAATCTACCTTTACAACCTCACCTTCCATTCCACTTGCTTTGCAGGTGACTTCATCGCCAACTTTGAAATGATCTTCAGTTATTGGAGCGTAGATTGAAGCATATGCCTCAACAAATCCTCTAAATGTCTTTACGTCCATTTTTCTTACTTTTTGAAGTATTTATATTCTTCTGCATAATTTCCTTCTCTCTTCGCTTTGTTACGAAGTGCTTGAATCAATTGACTATCTCCTGGTTCACCAGGTTTTTTCTTTAAATTTTCTCTTCTTTTCTTCTCAAACTCATATCTCTTTGCAGCAGACATTTTTTTCCTTGGAATTGGTTGCCCAGTGATTCCAATTTCTGTTTCGTCTTTTGCTTCATCAAGTCCAAGTTTTTTTGCCGCTGCTGCCATGCGGTCACGAGTTGACTTTCTTCTCAATTCCTTTTGAATTTTTGGTTGATTTTGCCTTGCTGCAGCAGCTGCAGATCTTTCCTCATCAGAACCAATCAATGCATCAATTTTGTCAGAAACACGATCTCTCGCTGCTGCTCTTCTATCTTCTCTTGCTTGTCTTTGCTGCCTAGCACGAGCAGAGAGGTCAGGTGCTCTCTGCACAGATGGTTTTCTTGATATTGCCTCAGCAACGAATTCCTTAAAAGTCTTCATTGAACTTTTTACTTTTATTTATTTCAAGAAACCTTTTTACTGAATCCTTTGACCTTATCAAACCTAACGATGTTATCAAATTTGTCCATCAGTTCATCAGTCTTATGAGAGATAACAAAAACATTTGCATCAGTCACAACATACTTAATGATCTTTGTAAAATAATCTGTTCCGAATCCATCAAGTGAACTATCAAAGATCTCATCAAGAATCAAGAGATTAGTACTTGCAGAGTTTTTCATCTTTGCAATCTCTCGCCAGGTGAAGAGGAGAGAAAGGTCAATCCTCATCTTCTCCCCTTCACTAAACGACTCATAACTAAAATCTTCATGAATTGGGGACTTCACCGTCTCTTTGAATTCTTCATCCAGAGAGAAGTTAATATAGAAGTCCATCAACTGAAGATATTTGTTAATCTGCTGATTCATAAGAGGCAGATATCTCTTAATAACTTTGGATTTTACTCCACCATCCTTCATTAAAGAATGTGCGAAATCGTGGTAAACGTTCTTCTCTTTTTGTTTTGACTGTGTTTCTTGAAGACCCTCCAGTTCCTCAACTAATTTTTCTAGTGCATGGCGCTCAGAATTTCTATTTTCAAGTTGTTCGGTAATAGTTTGAATTTCTTGTTCAAGATCTCTTGATCGGTTCTGTAGTCCAGAAATTCTAGTATTGGTTTTAGAAATCTCATGCGTTAAGTTAGTTGCCTCCCTAGAAAGTACCTTGAATTGGTTTTCATTCTCCTCCTCAAGTCTGATAGCCTCTTCTAACTCTTCAAACCCCTGCTGGAGTTCTTTTGCTTTAGTTTGGGCATCATTAATTCTATTTAACCTAAATTCTTCTTCAATACTCTGAGTACAAGTAGGGCATACCGTATTTTCACTGAAAAACTTATGTTCTTTGGTAATAGTTGCAACTTTTTGTTGCAGTTTGCCACGAAGAGTCCCAAGTTTCTTAAGTTTCGTATCAGATCCAGAAGATGCCTCCATCTTTTCTTCAACTTCTTTTAATTGATCCCCATAGTCGTTAATTTCTTTTAGATGAGAATCAATATCCGTACCAATCTGTTTGATCTTGTCCTTCTTATCTTGAATATTTTTCTTTCCAGTCTCCTCTAGATCAGAAATAAAATTCTTCTGCATATCAATCTTTTCTTCCACCAAGTCCTTACGGATAGTGAGTTCACGAACAGTTTCATTCGTGCTACGAATCCTGTCACGAAGAATATTACTCATGAAAGAGAAGATCTTAATATCCAAAAGATCCTCAATAATCTCACGACGACTAGCAGCGGGCAGTTGCATGAAAGGAACAAAGGATGCACTACCAAGGATTACGATCTGAGTGAAAGACTTGTAATTCAGTTTAAGAACATTCTCTTCCAACCACTTCTGCTGATCGGTTGCTGCTGCCTCACGATCAAGAAGAGCCCCGTCCTTATGAATTTCAAAGATATTCGGTTTGATCCCACGAACAACTTTCCAATCAATTGCACCAGTAGAAAACTCAATCTCCACCAGACAATCTTTCTCATTCACACTGTTGACCAGTTGTGGTTTATTGATTTTACGAAATGGTTTGTTGAACAGAACGAAGGTAAGGGCATCCAGAATCGTGCTCTTGCCTGCTCCGTTGGTTCCAACAATAAGATTCGTTTGTGCTTCAGTAAAATCAATCTCAGTAAAGTGATTCCCAGTGGAAAGGAAATTACGCCATCTTATCTGTTTGAATAAAATCATTATCTCTTGGTGGGATCACTAGGTCGTCAGATGTGATAATCACATATCGGTAATTATACACGTTACAGGTGTTTATTGCAACCTCATCGTCAACTTCTATAACGGACATATCTGGGTAGTCTTCTGCTTCCAGAAGACCGACATAACGAATTGCGTCATCTTCCTCTTCAAAGAGGTACAGTGCCTTTTCTCCATCTTCATCATGGACTGCGTAGGCACCCTCCTCTTCTTGCCCAGCAACTGTAAGTATAAACATTACTCCAACTCGCAAGCCTCTTGATACACTTCTTTCATCAACTGTTTGACAATATCTTTATCCAGATCAAAGTCCGAATCGTCAATGTATTTATTCAGAATGGTTAAAGTATCCTCACACTCATCTTGAGATAAATTGACCTCATCATCATTGATTGCAAAGTTTTCAACAACTTTAATATCAATGCATCCTGTCTTGATAATCTTATCAATGAACTTTTCAAATTGAAGTTGACTTGACTTCTTGCGAACAACTACCTTAACAATCTTGTCCTTAAGGAAGGAAGAATTGAATGTTTTGTAGTTGGTGTCTTCATAGTAAATCCTTTCAAACATTGTATAAGGATTTTCAATGAATTCCATTTCTAGAGTTTCAGTATCAAAGATATGAAATCCTCTTTTGTCATCTACATCATTCCAGAACATCTGGTAGGGATTACCGATGTAAAAGATTTTTCCATCATTTGATCTGGTATGATAATGTCCAGACAGAACAAGATCAAACTTTTGAAATGCTGTCGGATCTAGACCACTATCCATGATATGTCCACGGTGTGCTTCAAATCCATTCAACTCAAGATGTCCCATGACAACTTTTGCCTTAGAACCCTTCACAACCTCAAAGGTCTGCTGCTCGTTGTCCTGACAAATCCAGGGAACTAGAAGAATATTAGTATTTCCAACTTTATACTCTTTTGGTTCTGTAACCTTTACAACGTTGTCGTACTCTCCCAACAAACTATTGATGGAGTTAACATCATTGGTATTTTTGTAGTAAGCATCATGGTTACCAACGATGTTGTATAATTTAACTCCTAAGTCTCTAAACTTATTGTAGACGTGCTTCTTTGCCCAATCCAATGCCCAGAAGTCAATGGTCTTACGACTATCAAAGGCATCTCCAAGGTGGATAACCGTTTTAATGTTTCTTTCCTCTAGGGTCGGGAAAAAAACATTGTCATAGAACTTTTGAAAGAAATCATGAAATGTTTTACTGCCCTTGCGAGCACCATAATGAGTATCGGTTATCAGAGCAATTTTCATGAATAAAGTTTAGATTGAATGTTCTCCTTAATGGTATTATAATCGGAAGCATTATAAATGTCACCATCTCCACTGAACACTTCGTCAAATCCTGACCGTTCAATGATTTTACTACGAATATCCATTTGACGTTTTTCCTTTTGAATCCTTCTCAAGAATGCGTAGTGAATAATCTGAGTGAAGTATGCAAAAGGATTAGAAGACTTCTCTGGATCAAAGTTCTTAATGTACTGGACGCAGTTCTCAATACCATCACAGATCATGTCCTCTCGGAACATATAGTTCACAAAATTAGGTTTGTATGAGAGGTGAGTAGCAATCTTGAGAAAACACTCTCCAAGATAATTCGTGATACGAGGAGTTGGTTCTCCTTTCTCGTGTGCTGCTTTGACTTTATTACGGTAAACAATCAGTGCTTCTAAAAACTCTTTATTGTTTACATAATGTTCTGATTTCTTTCTGGTTCTAGACATTTCATGATTTGTTTCTAACTGTGATCACATTATAACATAAAATCATGGGGCTTGACAAGTTCTGATAATTTAAGTAGAATCACTCTGTTAGGGTTAAAGAGATTAATTTAGCTACTTTTATAGAGTTTCTCTAAAGATACTCTAGCATCAGAGATAGATGATAAGAATCCCATCTCTTTGTTTGCTTTAGTTTCATTTGAGTCTCTATCTTTATCTCTTAAGTATTTGTTATAGACAGAGATCATTTGTTCATCAGTAACTTCACTGATCGTAATTACTTTTTCCATATCAATAATTATAATAGAATCACCCGTTAATGTCATCCATGGGTTAACTTGAATCGCACTTACACCCATATGACGAATAGTAATAGTTTCAAATACAACAGGTGATTCTAACAACAATAACGTTCTAGTTTCTTCTTCACAAGGAGTTACCTTAGCAAATACCTCTTCTCCAGATACCAATTTAATTGCTGCATAGAATTCGTCTTTATACATTTTCCTTTAAACTTACTTGTACGATTTCATAATTGAATTTCTCTTGATTATAAATCTTGATTCTTTCAACTAAATGATTCAATGTATAATTCTTTCTTGACTTAAAAGTTATATCATCAGCGATATCATAAAGAACTGCTTGAGTCTTGTTGTCTCCTTTTCTTAGAACTCTTCCGATTGATTGTAGATTTCTAACTCTTGATTTGGATGGTGATGCAAAGATTACGTTGTGTAGGTTCTTAATGTTGATACCAGTTGAGAATGTTCCATAAGATGCAACGATTACAGCATTGGATTCTTTTTCTGTAATCTCTCTAACTAGTTCTCTTTGTTCAGCATCAATTCCACCGTGTACATAGAATACTTTACGATTATCTTTCACAGAATTATTTATTAATTCGTAGAGTGGTTGACCATGAGATTCAACCCTACTGAACAAGACAAGACTATTTCCCTTTAGGTCTAATACTAGATTCTTGATAAAATTATTTCTCTTTCCATGTCCGATGATATATTGAATCTCATCCTCATAAGTTTCAAACTGATGTGCATCATGCTTCATAAGTAAGACATGAATTTGTAACTGAGAAAGATGCCCCTTATCAATTAGATCTTTTGTTTGTGTGACTTTGTATGATGGACCAAACAATCCCTCTAACACCCACTTATGCGTCTGTGTGCCGTCTAAAGTACCAGTGAACCCAAATCTATACTTAGCACTGTCCATCTTAGTCATAATGCTGACTAGAGACTTAGATTTGAATAAGTGTGCTTCGTCACCAATAATAACTTCAAAGTCCTTAAAGAATGTCCTTTGTAACTTATAGATTGATTGCCAAGTTGTAATTGTTACTGGATATTCATTTGTTTTTTCTTTACCAGAATAAATTTTGTGACAATATTGATCGGCATTCCACCCATAGTCTTGGAAGTCTTTAAACATCTGTTCAACCAGAGATGTTGTTGGGACAACCAAAAGAATCTTCTTATCTTTTTCTGCAAAGTATCTCACCACAGAATAAATCATCAATGATTTACCAGAAGCAGTTGGTGAAATGAGGAGTTTACGATTATATCTTAATGCATCATATACGGCATCAACTTGATAGTCTCTGGGTTTGAATCTTGCGATACGAGTCATATAATCCTTGACTCCTTCACGAGAAATCATCTCATTGACTTCAAATGGAGGGCCATAGAACTTATTATGCTCAAACTCTACACTGTATCCAGAGTTTCTTGCCCATGCCATTACTTTGTCAAGCAGACCAACATAGATCTCACCAGTATGAGAACTATACAGTCTAATCTTTCCATCCCAATACTTGCTACGGTATTGAGGCATGAACTTTGCACCAGGAACATCAAACGTGAAATGATCGGATAATTCCTGGTTAATATGTGGTTCTGCTTTTACAGTCACATATACTTCGTTCTTTTTGCGAATAACAATATCAGACATAACCTCTAATAAATTGTTGCCACTCAATAGAATTCTTAATTTGGTAAGTTCTATTGTTGATGGTTTTTAGGATACTATCAACGTAACTGAGCATTACTTGATAGTAATCAATTTTTGTTTGCTGTTTAATCAGATCCTCATCAGCATCCATGTACTTATCTACATCTTGCCTTAAGACTTTATGATCAAATGGATTATCAATATACACTTCTGGGTCTGCCTTGCCCGTGTAATATTGCCATT